GCATCGTAGAACTTATAAGAACGAACAACGTCCATTCCATCATTACCAGCAGCAGTTATATTAGGTGGAGTTTTATCTGGTTTTTTACCATCTCTACTTAATTGGAATACTTCCAAATCTACTGTATATCCTTGACCACCATCACCGTAACCAAGTTGTGAAACGTTTTCTGTCAGTGCGTTAATACCTCTAGACCATGCTTCAAATGCTTTACGAATGGTAAACTCACCGTCATTTAGAACGGTAACTGACCAAGGTTCAAATGTCCTGTCTCCAGCAACTTTAAGCATCCTTCCTCTAAAAGGAACGTCTATGGATCCTATTGTTGATGCAGGTATTTGTGCGGTCTTTACAAGAAATTGAGCTTTTTCTGTAGCAGAATTAGCATCAATTGTTCCAAAATCTATTACGCTAGATAATTCATTTGGGAAGTTAAGGCGAACCATAAACAGATTCGGCCTTGCACCACCCTGTGTAAGTTTTGACTTAAACTCTGATATGCCTCTTGCCATTGTGTTATTCTCCGAAGTTGTAGTAAGCTAAAGGGTAAATTATGAAATTAGTTCGTTGAACGAAACGCCAGTTCTAGTAGCAACGAATGTAATTGTGATGAAGTTGATTGAACGAGCAGGTTTGATATAAATTTCAGCCTTAAACTCATTTCTATCAATAACATCAGCAGTGTTGTTTGAAGTGTCACAAACAACTAGGAAGTCATAAATGCCTCTCCTACCCTGTACACCTCTAAGATATGGTTCAACTGCAGCCCTAAAGCCAGATCTTGTTAACTCATCGTTAATCTCAAACAACTGATATTTAGAGAATTGTGCAATATTCTTTTCCAACTCAATAAAGAGTCTACGAACATTAATTCTATCAAATGCAGATGGTGAAGCAAGTGCAGTTTTGTCACCAAATAATACTGTTCCTTGGCCAGGGAATGTAGAAATAGGATTGACCCTTGCGGTATAAAGTCTATCTCTATCAGCCTGTCTTGGACTAAATGCAAGTTTTGTTGCATTACGGATTCCACCTCTGTTGTATCCAGCAGGTGAGAACCATGACTCTGCATTAATTGTAGCATTAATACATAAACCAGCAACGTCAGCTGCACAAGGTACATAACGATAAACATCATTATACTTATCATAGATGTACTTATATCCAGAATCATATATTGCATATGATGTACTTGGAAGTTGATTAAAGAAATCTATAATAGCATCTACTTTCTGAGAATTTGTATTTGAGTTAACTACATCAGAACGTTCTGGTGAAACAACTGTAATACAATCTCTTCTTAATTCTGATATTGCAATCAATCCAACTGCTTTAGCAATTGTAATCTTGCCTGGAACTAAGAAATCAATATCTCCGAAAATTTCTGGATCTTTAATTAAATCATATCCAGCAATTAACCCTGCATCAACTAATTCAATCTTATTTGATGTTGAATAATCGTAGTTAGCACCTGAGGCAAGAACTCTTCCTTCTGTAGAAGAACCACCAAAAGTAAATGGTTTGAACCATGCATCAACACTTGAACTACCAATATTAGCAGAAGTTTTACCAGATGTTATATTTGCTTGAGTTAACTGATCTCCAGTGTCTGCAAATGTTTGATCTCCAGCGTAAATGAACCTAGACTGTTCATTAACAAAAGATTTCCAGTATGTTGCAGTTCCTTCTGATGTTTTTGCATCAGTTGCTTTAGAAACATATGTCATTGTTTCCAAAACTTCTCCAACATTTCCAGTTACACTACCAAGAGTATCAACTATTGCAATGTGGAATTCGTCATACTTACCACCTTTAGATGCAGTAACACTTGATGTGCCTGGTTGTGGTGCAATAGTTGACCACTTCTTACCATTAGCATACTCTAGAGTACCATAAACATCAGCTTGATTTACTGCAGTTGCAGTACCTACTGCAGCACCAGCATGTGTTTGTACAACTGAACCTATAGAAAGTCTTTGTGTAGTATCCCAAAGAGTAACTTGGACGGTATCACCATCAACTACTTTGAAAACACTACCGTAGTATGTACTAGTTCCAGATGCCCACTTAATTGAAGCACCAACAGCAGGTATTGCAACAACACCATTTACAACAACCGTAATATCAGTAGCACCAGCATAGTTACCTGATCTAGGTAAAGTTAAAACATCATTGTCTGCATAATCCTTACCATTATCAGCTATTGTAATGGTTGCAGCACCGTTAGCAGCAACTACAACTTGGAATATTGCACCAGATCCTGCACCACCAGTGGCAGTAATTTGATACGTACCAGCAGTTCTACTTCCAGTTGCACCAGCGTTTGTTGCGCCATCATATGCAAGAACAGATCCTGAATCATTAGCAAAAGTAATTTCTTGGTCAGCACCGTGGTCAACCACAGAAACGGTTACACCGTTGTTGAAAGCACCAGATGTTCTCGCTGCCCATTCAAAGGTATTTGTTGTTCTAGTGTCAAAATCGTCTTTATTTTTAATTGCGAGAGTAGCATCACTACTATTATCTCTCTTAATATTTGAGTTACGTAAACCTAAATCAGTAGCCCCTGAAGGTCTTATAACTGCTGCGATTCCGCCATACTGTATGATTGTTGCTGCAGCAAACCATGCTTCGAAGTTGTTGTTATCTGGGTTACCAAATGTATCAACTAATTCTCTTTCGCTCGCAAGGTATGTTACTACATCGGTAGGCCCCTTTTGAGCCGCTATAGCAACTACACCGATATTTTGATCTGCAACTTGAACGGTAGCCGTAAAATCAATCTCTTTTACCTCTACGCCAGGTGATGCTAAAGCCATGTTTTTATTTCCTCTATGAGATCTTTTTCTCCAAACTATTTATTATTTCTCGGTTTACAAACGGGGAAACTGTACATGAACACCCTACCAATCAGGATATAACCAATCTGAGAATGTAGTATTCCTTTTTCTGTTCTCCATGATTCTTCTTATAGTACAGAGTTTACATTCATAAGCATAAGCTGATGGAAACCCCTTTCTATTTTTACGAGTCAAATAAAACCCATCTATAAGATCTTTAGTTTCACCACAAGACCTACATTTTCTTTCTTGTAATAGTAGATGCTCTAATTCATACTGTTCTTCTAAATTCATTCCAACATTTCCTCATAGAATATATTATCACCATAACCAACCATAGATTGACACCATTTATTAGTATGCCATACTTTCTTATATATTTCTAATATAGATTCTTCTCCACCTTCTGTAATCCATTTACGAACATATTCATCATTAGATCTATCATAATGGAATCCTTTATCAATAAGATTAGCTATAAATTCAATATCCTCTTTTGGTGTCATCACTTATAATCCCACATAAAAGCCATATCTCCATATTCATCAACTTTTGCCCATGCATCTCCCTTATCATCAACTTCAACCTCTTCATCAGTTCCATCTAAAATAAATCCAAATGGTGCCATATCTTCTTCTATAGCTTCTCTTTGATCTTCAAAAAGTCTTTTTCTAATATCATCCGAAGTTAATTCTTTAAAGTATGGTTGAACAACCAACCATGCATATATTACAAGACACATTGCAAGGTCATCATTACAACCTTCTTGTGCCTCAAATGATTGTTTCCTTTGGATAAATGTAGTTAACTCTGCAATTATATCATAATCCTGTATTAATAACTTATCATCTTCAATTAATGCTTTTAAGTTGGAACATCCAGTCTTTTTGACTGTTGATGTCATTTTAATTCCTAATTGAGACTTGTGAGAAAATCCTTGACCAACTATTTGACCTGCTCTACCTCTCATAGCACACATTAAAATATTCTCATACTCTAAATCAAATTGCATTATATCAGCAACTTGTCCACCAATATCATTTACTTCTATTAGTACATACGCTTCATTATAAGCTTTCGCTACATCATTTATTATATTTGGGAATATTATAGGTTTAATATTATTATTCTTATACTTACCAACAACTTTATATGGAATCTCTGTAATGTCAAAAATAACAAATGCTGAATAATCATTATTAACTCCTCTAGAGACATCAACTGTCATAACATATTGATGACCCTCTATAGGTTGTTCATAAGTATGTAACCCTTTACTAGCATGTAAAGGATCCTCATATACCATTGTTCTCAATTTGGATGCTGATATTAAAGTATCAACAGATCCTAAGAACTCACATTCAAATTCTTGTACAAACTGTCTTTCTGATGTGTTAGCAATAGTCTGTGCTTTCCAATTAGCATCTCTGCCAGGCACTTGCGACCAATGAACTTCTGTTGTTGTATATTCATTCTTATTACGTTCAGCATCATGCCATAATTTATAAAACATATTCATTCCATTAGGAGTGGATATGATTATGACTTTCGTTGACTTACCAGAAGTAATAGTAGGATAAACAGATGCAAAGAATTGTTCTGCAACATGGTTCGGAACGAAAGCAAATTCATCGAGGAAGATGATATTGAACGACATGCCTCGGACAGCACTTGAAGACGTAGAAGCAGCCAGTATCTTTGATCCATTTTCGAGTTCGACATTACCTTTGTTCCATGCTAAAATTCCATGTTGCATCCATCTTGGCAAATTTTCATACGCCAACTGTAATCTAGATAATAATTCTCTAGAAGTAGATGCTTTGTTTGCTAGAATACCAATATTAACATTATCATTAAAAATAATATAATGTAAAAGGTATGATACTACGGTTGTTGATTTACCTGTCTGACGAGGGAGTTTTGCAATATTGAATCTATTCTCATGAAATCTATTAACCATCTCCTCTTGAAAATCATACATGCTAAAAGGTACTAGACCTTCATCAAGAGAGACAATCTTTATATAATTCTTACAAAAATAAACAGGATCAGCTTTACACTTGACAAACTCCTGAATCTGATCAGGAGTAAATTCCATTGGTGTATTAGCTTTCTTTAAATTGGGATTGCCAAGATAAATGCTATCAGTAGTAGCCACAATTAATTACCATAGTATAAAACTATTTAGATTACATCATTTCATACTGTGCAGGTCTCTTACCTGTCTTTATCTGTTGGTCTCTTTCCATATCATATATCTTACGCATCATCTCTTGTTTCTTTTCAATATCTTCAAGTTTCTTTTGAACTTCTTTAAGTTCGGATTGGATCTTATCCATTTAAGTTTTAAAATGCTTCTCCTAAACCTCCCTGCTGTGTAGAGGATGCAAGTTGTTGATTTAGGTATTAACTATTTATCTTTTCCCATCTCTTTAAGCATCTTCTGTAGTTCAGAAGTACTACCTACAAACATAGCATTCGTGACATTGTTTGTGGTCTGTTTTTTCTCTTGATTTATATCCTTCATCTTACCTTGAAGATCAACCAATTTATCAGTTATATCAGCAACATTTTTAATCAAGTTGCCTGCAACCTCATACGCTCTCGGATGATCTGAATTCTGTGCTACATCAAGAATACCATTAATTGCTTCCTGACCCTTTTCTACAAGGTTATATAACTGACCACGAGAATACTCATAATCATTTTGTAAATCCTTATTATCAGAGAGTTTCTTAATTTCAGTAGTTGTATCTTCCACCTTCTCAATAGCAGAATTTACATCAAAAGTTTTATCTAGTTTATCAAAGGTCATAAATCAGTCCAAGTTTCATTAAATCCAAAGTTATCTTCTGGTTCTACTAATGCATCATCTAATGTATTAATAATAGAGAACTTATGATCACCACCACTACCTTGTGATGTTATATCAACAGCACGACTTATAGTTGAATGATACTTAGTAGTTGCAAGTCTGAAACTGTTATCATTAATCTTAATGATATAATACTCTTCTAAATTAGTCAACCCACCAAATGCTGTACCATTAACATCTGCTCTATATGTAACAAAGTCACCAGTAACAAATCCGTGACCATTTAGAGTAATAGTATTCGCATTAACATTGACAGCAGCAAATCCTATAGCAGATCCATCTTGTGTATAATCTTGTTGGGCAGCTGGTGTTGCACTATATCTTACATAACGTGATGCTTGGTTAATAGCTGTACCAATATCAACATTAACTTCCTTAATAACCTTAGATGTACTAACTGGGCCGTATAGATAAGTTTTTGCTACAAAATTAAGAGTATGTATTAATGCTCTTCTTGTAGACATATCTCCTTCATATTGATCATCTATACCAACATTCTGTAACACTATAGGAACATCCTTAGTTTCAGCTGTTTGAGTTACCAACTTTAAGGAGATACTAAATGCTGGTTGAAAATATGGAAGTATTTGTTCCAATATCTGTACAGACTCATCATTATTTTTACTAATAATATTCAATTCAAAATCTACATTATATGGTACTGGAGCATATTGTTTATATACACCTTTAACATCCCCACTCTTTTCTTTAGTACAAATATTAATAGGACTCATCTTACGAGTAGAATCATACGAAACACCTTTCATTTCAAATGAAATTCTTGGTAATTGAATTCCTACCTCTGCTCTACCTTCTAGTCTTGGTTCTGTTTCTAATCTTGCAAGAAACTTCTCTCTAGGGCCATACGCTAAAGGTACTTTAACTGTTTGTACAACATTTCCAGATTTGTCAGTACGCCGTAATTCTATATTATTGAATAGCGTACCAAATCCAATAATGGTTTTACGTATAATTTCGTGATAAAAATGTGTACCTAACATCAGAATACTCCGTCAGAATCGTTTCCATACTCACCAAAGGGGTTACCCTCAGTCCAATCAATAAGTGAATCCCCTTCCGTTTCAAAGAAGGTATTGTCAGCAATTGGATCGTTTTCGTTTTCTATTGTACTAAACGTATTTATAGTCCATTCAGCTCCACTTGTTTGACCCACTATAGTGTCATTATCCGTAAATGAACCAGTAACATTAACAAGTTCTAATTCCTTATTAGTAACATCATATCTAGTAACTTCACCAATACCAGTCTCTGTAGGAGATGCAGCAAACGATACTCTATGAGCAGATGTATATCCAGTTCCTGTTTCTGTCATAGTTACACCAGTAACTATACCATTAGTTAATACAGCTGTAGCAGTTGCTTTAGTTCCAGCCACAGCCCAAGATACACCACCATCAGTT